GAAGATGGTTGGTGCTTCAAAGATTTGGAAAGCAAATTCACTAAGAAATACCTCCGCAAAGGAGCGAAACTTGATGAAGGTTCTGCTACTGAATTGATGAACACACTCATCGGAAATTACTACGGTGAGATCGCTAAGATTCACGAGTATGCAATTTGGCAGGCTTCAAAAACACAGAACACATTCTCAACTAACTTGAAGCAGTTCAACGGGTTCTTGCAATCTCTTGAAACGGCAGGCGGTTACGTTAACCAACAGACAGTTGCGGGTACTGCGTACACTTCAATCACAGTTGCAAACGTTCTGACTATCTTCCAAAACCAATGGTTAGCAACTCCTGCGGATATCAAGCGTAACGATAACCTTATCACTGTATGCGGTGATGACACATACGACAAACTTGTTATCGCATTGACTAACGCTAACTTGTATCACTACAACACTAACGGCGCTACTCCTTCACGTGAAATGATGCTTCCAGGCACTCACATGAAGATCAAAGCAGTACCAGGACTTAACGGTGATAACCATTCTTCACTTCCTGCGGCATTCAAGAACCGTATCATCACATTCTACAAAGATCAGGCAGTAGTTGGTACTGACATGGTTTCCGACATGGAATCAGATATGACTTGGTACGAGAATAAAGATGACAAGTTCTACTTGCGCTCACGTTACAAGTTGACTACTGGATGGTTCTTCCCTTCACAAGTAGTATCATTCGCAACAGCATAAACTAACGGGGAGGTGTAAAAGCCTCCCCTTAATACCTTAAAAACTATGCCTTGTAGTTCAAGTATTGCAGGCTCGGCACTTATCGACTGTTTCAACTCTAACGGTGGTATTGACGAGATCAAAATTAAAGCGTATGATTCGGCACTGACTAACATTGCAGTTACTTCGGGCGTTGCTACGTTTTCGGGTTCTGCCTTGTCAGGATGGAAAGTGTTTGAATGTGAAGACGAAACTTCAATGGCTGATGATGCAGGCGCAACATCTTCTACTGAAGGGACAACTGTCTATTCACAGACAATCACCTACATTAACAACAAACTGAAAGCATCATTCCGTAATACGCTAAACAGTATGCACGGGATGCGTTTGCACATCTTGGTTAAGGATGGTAACGGTCTTATTTGGTTGTTCGGTTACGAGCGCGGTATGATCACATCAGCATCATCAGGAGCAACAGGTACTGCCTTCAATGATCGTAACGGATATTCAGTTACTTTCTCAGGTCGCGAAAAGCAACCGATTGTATCAGTATCAAATGCTTGGTCAGTATTCATTGACGCATAAGTCTTCATCGGTCAGGATTTCCTCTCTGGTTTAGTTCCGAAGTACACGCCCCGTAAGGCGTGTATTTTCGTTTACAAACATTCACTATTAATTCTCACTTAATAATATGAAGCAATTAACGCGGAATGCTACGTCTGAATTCGTTTGCACCTTGAAAGAGAAGCAAACATTGACTGCACCCTATTGGTTGTTTCGTTTCGTTAAAGATGGCACGAATGAAGAGGTAACTGTTGTCTATACTGATAACGATGATACCTCAACGAATAAAACGAGATATAACCGCTTCTCAATTACAGAGGGAGGTTTTTCTCCGATTACTTTGCCATCAGGAATTTGGACGTATTACATCTACGAACAAACAGACATCCGCAATACTGACTACACACTAGCGACAACACTATGTGAGATTGGTCAGGTTAAGGTATCTTCATCCGTTAACGATCAAATAGCATCTGCACCTGATTACACATTCCAATACACAGAAAGCACACAATGAGCGAATCAGCAGGAAATAACTTACACTTCATTCCATTCAACAATCGGAAGATCCCAAAGTTCTTAGAGGTTAAGAATAAAGAGTGGATTTCTTACGGTGAGAAGAATGACTATCCATACTATTTGCTTGATCTGTACAAACGATCAGAGACGAATTCATCTATCATTAACGATAAGGTGAATTACATCGCGGGCGGTGGATGGACTTATGATAAGCGCGGTGTAGTTACAGTTAGTCAACGTGCTATTGCTGAGAAGTTAATCTCTCAACCTTTTGCAGATACCAACCTGAATAAAACCACGCTAAAACTAGCGAAGGATTACGAAATTTTCGGAGGTTTTGCGGTACTGGTTAAGTGGTCAAAGAACAAGCGTACATTCACATTAGAGCACGTTGATTTCTGTAATCTCCGCACAAATGCGGATAGAAGTAAGTTCTATTATACGCGCGGATGGTTCACGTATAAAAATGGCGTAGCGAAAGAGAATAAAAAGCCCGAAGAAGAAAAGGACTGGATGGTGTATGATGCCTACGATCCAAATAATCGTAAAGGCACTCAGGTACATTATTACTGTACCTATTTCCCTGATCAATACGTTTATCCTATTCCAGTTTATCAAGGTGCTTGCACTTGGATTGAATCGGAAGTGGCTTATGCTGATTTTCAGTATTTCAACATCAAGAAATCATTCAGCCCGACAAAGATCATTAACATCTATGGTACTGTTCCCGCTCCTGAAATGCAAGACACTATTGCAGAACAAATCAAAAGAAACTTTACAGGAGAAGAAGGTGATAGGATTGTCGTTGGATTCCACGCTTCAAAAGAGTTAGGAATAGAGGCGGTTGATTCAATGGTTCAAGATGGTAGCGTGCTATACAATACCATTGCGACACAATCTACCGAAGGTATTTTCAAAGCACACCGCTACCCTAAGTTATTGCTCGGAATTACAACAGAAGGAACATTAGGACAACGAAATGAAACGGCAACATTTGAGGAAATGTTCCAAAATAAATATGTCAATATCGTGCAGCGCGAATTTGAAGAATTCTTCAATGGCATGGCTTCTGATATTGGCATCGGAATTAAATTGAAACTGAAGCGCGTTAAATCAGTTGATTGGATGCCTGATGATGCGACAATAGCGCGTGTTATCGGTGACACCGATCTTGGCAAGTATGTACGTGAGAAGTTGGCATTCGATTCGATCACAAAGATGACTTTTGCAAATCAGGAAAAGCCTGTATCACTCGACATCTTCGCAAAGTTCGGTGTTGATGCTGACAAGTACGAAGTAATCGACGAGCGCGACATTCCTTCGACCGATCCTATTGAGATTGAGAAATTCGAGCGCGATTATTTACGCTTGCAGTTTGCTGACGTTAAAGTAAAAAGCGTTGATCGTTCTGTGCTTGACTTAATCAACAAAGATCCGTTCATGCCTATTGACAATATCGCAAGTGCTATTAAAGTTGCACCCGCTGAAGTTAAGGACGCAATCGGAAGACTTGTTGAGCGCGGTTATTTGATACCATCAAAAGAAGCAATCGCAGGTGAAAAAATCCCAACTTATGAGGTATCAAAAGAGGCGCAAAGCGTACTTAATGATACTCCCGCTAAGACAGAACAGTATCAGGTTATGTATTCCTACGATGTTGCATCGGGAATGCCAAAAGCGGTTAGTGGTTCACGTCCCTTTTGTGCTGAATTAATGAAGATGAATCGCCTATACACACGGGATGAAATTAACACCATGTCAGATCAGGAAGGGCGTAACGTTTGGACTTTACGCGGAGGTTGGTATCATAATCCTAAGACGGAAATCAATCAGCCTCAATGCAGGCATACATGGAGACAAAAAATAGTTAAGGCAAAGTAAGATGGCAACAATATACAGAGCGAAGTTAATGAAGACAACCGATCAAGGGTTGTTGTCATACGTTGAGAGTAACTTCGATGAGCAGATGCTTGGTCAGTTAATTTGGGACGTGCAAGAGTTGTATATACTGCCAATCTTAGGAACGGCACTATACGATGAACTACGCACACAGATTCAAGCGGGTACATTGACAACTGCAAATCAGACTTTACTATTTGAAAAGATCAATCCTGCGTTAATGTGGCATCTACTTAGCAAAGGAGCGCACATTTTCACGTACAAGATTCGGAATAAAGGAATAGTTACGCAAACATCTGACAATGCTAATCCTGCAAGCATCGCTGAGATTGACAGAATGGTGAAGCAGTTTGAATCATTCGCACAGACTTATTCAGAACGCCTTATGCGTTTCCTTGTTGAGAACGAAAACACCTATCCGCTCTACTCAAACGCAGGAAGCGGAGCAGATACTATTCATCCGACATTGAATCAATATAACATCGGGTGGCACATGCCAAGAACTAGCGCATTTGGAAATGGATATAACCCTTGCTGCAATGGAGAAGAAAATACAATCGACCTGTAAGAAAGTAAAAGTAAACACACGCAACCGCGTTAAAATTGAGATGTTTTTCGCTAAGATAAATGGCAACAACAATAAACATAACGACACTAAACCAACTGGTAAGTAATCTGCAAGACATCGCGGATAAGCACCAGATGATTAATGGTTTTATCTACGGTGAATCGTGGGAATTCTATCAATCAGGGGTGACGAATTCGCCTGAGATGTGGGTTACGTGTACGGGCATTTCAAGAGAGCGCGCCGTTACTGTTTATGACCTTATTATTTATTTAGCTGATAACGTCAAGCGTGGAGAGGTGAATGAATTAGAAGTTGAAAGCGATTTAATACAGATTGCCGAAGACGTTATATTTCAGTTACAGAATAACGACTACGGTTGGAACATTCCACAGGATACTGTTATTCCCGTTAAGTTGATGACTGAGCGAACACCAAAGAATCTGACAGTCGTTGAGTTCAGCGTAAACATCAGAACAAAGAAACCCGCAAACATTTGCGCGATACCATTCACATCAAATCCAATAACATAAAAGATCATGGATCAGGAAACACAATCAGCATTAAGCAACACCGTTACGAATTTCCGCGCTACTGTGCGCTCAGGAGGTGTAACATTAAAAGGATTCTTAGTCAACAACATCGCTAACACCGCAACAACTTATCTAAGTGTGTTTGGTGTTCCCGCTGCGAGCGTTGTACTCGGAACAACTACGCCTATTTTCAGATTCCCGATTGGCTCTCAATCTGCGGTTCTTGAAACGGCAAATAGTTACAACTTCATCGGTCAAGCAACCACAGGACTGAGTGCAGCGGTAACAACTACCGAAACAGGGACAACTGCGCCTTCAACTGCGGTGAGCGTTACTTTATATTTCGAATAATATGAGCATAGTAACACAAGCAAATAGCACAAGCACATGGGTGCCTACCTTTGCGGGATTTAGTGCTGATCCAACGGGAATTACTGCGCGTTATGTATTGAATGGCAAATGGTGTACGGTTTCATTAACTATGACCGCAGGCACATCGAATGCAACAACTATGACAGTAACGCTTCCATTTGCTGCACTTGGAATTGTAACGCACAACCCTATTGTAGTAAATTCTGGAACTTCACAAACTGGAAGAATTGTAACTGCTGCGGGTTCAAACATTTTGACGTGTACCGCTACGCCTGCTTCGGGTGCATTTACTGCAACAGGAGCTAAGAACGTATTTTTGGCAGGGTTCACTTATGAGATTCAATAATGAGAACGATGGATATTTCGCAATCAAAAAAGCAGCGCACTATATTTTTTGAGGGCGATTCACTCATGAATTTGTCAAGTGCAGGAGTAGTAAATGGTAGGTATGTAACATCTACCGCTTATGAATCAATTATTGCAGTCAAAGAAAAGGTTGCGATGAGTTCTTACGCTCGGAATGATTGGCAATTAATACGTGACATCATTCCTGTTATATCGACAAACATCAGCCCGTATATTTCAGAAACCGATTTGATTGTAATTGGTGCAGGAAGTAACGACATAGCTAGTGCCTCAAAAAGTGGTCAACAATTATTTGACGCTTTACTATCGTATCGCTTTGAGGTAATTGGTAGAGGCGTTGACATTGTTGTATGCACTTTGATCGCTAGAAATTATGCAGGCGATAAGGTCGACACAATGACTGAGATTGCAAACTATAATCAATTAGTAGTAGATAACGCGAGCGTGTATAACTACACCGTGTGCGATGTAGCTGCTGATTCATCATTTTCAGACCCAAACAATTCAGCATTCTATTCTGCTGATAAGTTGAATCTAACTACTGATGGAATGAATCTGTACGCTAGTTATTTATCAAATACATTAATCGAATTACTCTAATCATCACCCCCGATAGTTAGAATTAACTAATACAATGGCACAAGGTAGCACAATGGAATTTTTAGGTCATCATCCAGTAATAGGGGCGATAGTATCAGGCGCACACGTAGGCGTAGGGTTCTTGCTTCAATCTTCTCAGTTAGAACTTCCCGTTATTGTTATGCAACTATTTCAGATAGGCGCATGGACAGTAGCAATGTTGGCGGGTTCATTCACTATCTATGGCGTATGGAAAAAGCACCACGGAAAAACACCAAAGAAATGAAGCAACCAACTATAGAACAACTGCATCACAGATTCATCGAGTTAGGCTACAAATGGTTTCCCTTTCACGTTGTCGCTATCAGATCAAAGGCGAATGTGCCGAATAAGTTTGATGATCTCATCGGATTTGTTGCGAATGACACAGTAACATGGCATACCGGTACAACTAACGCAGGAACATATCATCTAAATAATCCTTCACGTGTCGAAGGTACTGCAATGCTTAAAGAGGGGCAGTACATTGATGCGTGGCAGTTAGGAAAGCATAAGGGCGTGTATGATGCCTTGACACAAGCGAAATCAGTAACGGTTTATCGCGATGGGGACAAAGATTCTATAAGTGAAGCTACCAATGTTACTGAGAATGGTTATTTCGGTATCAACTGGCATCGTGCTAATGAAAATGCTATCAGTCAGAATGTAGATAAGTGGAGTGCAGGGTGCATGGTTCAGAATGACCCGAAACAATACGACACATTTATCAAGGCGTGTTCTGAAAGTGGAAATATCTATTTCACGGGTACAATCCTGAACGAATGGCTATGAAGTTAATCACATGGCTCAAAGGGGCATTTGAAGCGCATTCATTAGGTGCATCGGCTCGTAAATTGTCGGCATTCATCATTATCGTGATGGTTGTCATTAGTCACATCAAATGGTTCAAGTCCGACCATTGGGAATATCTTACTGTTGTGCTAGGATTAGACTATACATTCATTCTCGTATGTCTTGGACTTGCAACATGGCAATATCTCAAAGAAAGCAAAGACAAGCCGAAAGATGATAAAAACTAACGCATTTACGCTTATTGCGATTGTTGTGGTTGCAGTATTGCTAAGTCACGTAAAGTCGTGTGATAACGATTCTACGAAGTCAGATGGTTACGATTCGTTGCTGACTGAAATCCGCGATCTAAAGCAGTCCGTATCTGATCGTGACACGTTGATAGATCGCAGTCATGACACAGTAATGTATCGCGTGAAGGTAGTGACCGAAACTATCCGAGAATATAGAACCCTCCACGATACAATTCTAAGGCTTCAAGCGTGTGACTCGATGGCAAAAGAATGCGAGTTACTGGCTATTGATTGCATGAAAAATGATTCGATTCATATGGTGCAAGAGTCAGAACTAAAAAGCATCGTAACCAAACAAGACACCGTAATCGAATTACAAGGTTATGACATTGACAAACTGCGACAGAATAATCGTCTTTGGAAAATGGGTAGCGGAATAGTTGGAGCGTGGTTGATAGGGGCGTTAATCCTAAAATAGTCTGAACCTTACTTTTTAGTAAGGTTTTTTGTTTAACTTAGCCCCGAACCACCAACTAAACATTATGACAAAAAGATCAGAACTAGCAAAAGAGTACTCCTTAAAGCTACCCAACTTAAACAATGCTGAGGTAGGGAGAATGTTGCACAAAAATTACCCTTTATTATTTAGGTCGGCAGAATCAGCACGTAAGCAAGTGGTGATGCATCGAATGTTGGATAATCCACAACCTTCGAATAATACATCATTAATGCCTGATGAGATTGAACTGATTGAAAAATACAGAGAGTCAAAAAGTATCCTAGAAAAGGAATGCAATAGCGCAGGCATTAACGTTTCCGAAGTTAAGCACTATTGGTATAAGCAAAAACACTTCTCAATCTTTGCAAAGCCTAATCAACGCTCATTAGATGAGTTAAAGGCTGAAATGATGGAAGGGATGAAGAACTATTCTCCTACCTTCCCGAAATTAAAGCGCGAGAAAGTCAAAGATGGTCATTGCCTTGTTATTGACCCTGCTGACATTCACATCGGCAAACTTGCAACGGCATACGAAACAGGAAACGAATATAATGTCAAGATAGCAATAGACCGCGTTATTAAAGGCGTAGATGGTATCTTGCAAAAAGCATCAGGCTTCTCAATAGATCAGATTGTACTAATCATCGGTAATGACATCCTCCACACGGATAACACCAGAAGATCAACCACATCAGGCACACCGCAAGACACGGATGGTCAATGGTACGATAACTTCCTAATTGCTCAGGAGTTGTATGTTACTGTTGTCACGAAGTTGTTAGGAGTAGCAAAGGTTCACATCGTGCATAACGTGTCGAATCACGACTACATGACTGGGTGGTTCTTGGCTCAAATCGTTCAGACGTGGTTTAGGAAGTGCAAGGATATCACATTCGATTGCGATATGAAGCACAGAAAGGCGTTTGTTTACCACGATAACCTTATCGCCACTACTCACGGTGATGGTGCAAAGCAAAGCGATCTGAATAGCCTTTTAGCGCATGAATTCCCGATGGAATGGAGCAAAACAAAATACCGCTACATTTACACCCATCACATTCATCATAAAACATCAAAGGACGTTATCGGTGTAACTATTGAATCATCAAGGTCAGCAAGTGGTACGGATGGATGGCATCATCGTAACGGATATACGGGTGCGGTTAAGGCTATCGAAGCCTATCTGCATTCTAAGAGTCAGGGGCAAGTTGCTAGGTTCACGCACATATTTTAACACTACGCCATGAAGCCTGAAGGTTATCCATATTTAAGAATGACGTGCATCACAGAACGCGGTCAATGGATTGTCGCGGAAGAACGCGAAGACATTCACTACGAAGCGCACCCGATTGTGATTGATTTCAGGATGATAACGCCTATCTACTGGCATAGATACAAAGTGCGTAATCCTGACACGTTGCAACTAGAAACGTGCGTGTTATTCGCATTCTTAGACACATCAGGAAGTGCGAGTGAGTTGCTAATTGCGGAGACCTTTCCAAAGTTTGACAAGATCATCCGCGAATGGTCAGATAGCGTTGAGGAAGATAAAGCTGGAGTATAGTTACTCCCGTTATTTTATCATTCTTCAAGTATTTCGGTGAGGGTTTGCCAAGTGTTATAATCTTCATTAATTGCATCAACTATTTCTTCCGCTTTCATATTTTGCGAATATTCGTAATGCATTATAAGTTCAGTCATTAGTTGTTCGTACACCTCCAAACTCAGGCGGTACTGTTCGAGGTCGGGGAGGGAGGGGAGGAGTTCATACTTATTGGTTATTTTACGAAGTTCAGAATCTCGAAATGTCCATGCAGTACCTAAAAATGAGTATGGAAAAGTTATGCCTTTATTCACTTCTTTAACCTGCAATATTTTACCTTTTAATGCGCAATTTACAATCACTTCGGCATAGTCGCCTACTTTTAATTTTGTTTTCATAGCTTCTGTTTTTGGGAAATGAGTATTCACCTATATTCTCTAGGAATTTATTATATCACGTATGGCTTTTAGATCATCTTGATAAAATTGGATAGTTATTCTTTGATTCTCCCACATCTCCTTCACCTCCTCCAGTTCCGCTTTCATCCGTGTGATTTCGGATTGTTGGGATGCAATGATGGGGGAGGCAATATCTCTAACGTACAATGCACCCCACTTGTATGCGTTCTTTGAAATCTCTGCACGCTCAGGAAATCCATGTAGTTTTGATCCATTTTCAGCACGTTGAATTATCTCATCATTCGTTGGCAACTCTCTCGCCTCGGTTGGTTCTATTGATTCAAACTTGTATCCAAGAGCCTCCATTTGTTTAATGAAATCTTCTGGCTTTACCTTTGCAAATGACTCATAAAACATTTTCTTGTATGATTCAAAGTCTATTGGTTTACTTGTTTCGTTGCTCATTTGTTTGGGTTGAAGGTGGTTTGGATTGATTTGTACGTTTGCTGATAATAAGTTTCAGAAGATATTTTACATTCATTAATCTCTACTAAAATAGCATATTCCGTAAATTCAGTTTTGTTTATTGCGATATTTAATGATTTAGCATACTCTTCAGCTAATACTTCTATTTCTTCTATTGTTTTCATAGCTTCTCAATTTCTTTTTTAACTTCTTGCCAGTAATATGTATCAATCCTATACAATCCTTGTTCTTGTGAATGATGGTTCAATATCTCATCAACTGTTATTAAAGCGCACTTCATAGCTTGTATATAAGACAAATCCTCCCACATTAAATCATCTTCATAATACTTATCTACTAAAGCGGTTGCTTTTTCTTTTGGTGTCATAGTTTTAGTGCTTTGTCTGTAAGTGTGTCGCAAATCTGAGAGTTAGCGGTAATTTTGCCCATCTATTCGGGCATAAAATGGTATCCGCATTTACATTCATATTGCATTCTACTAACTTCATTTTTACAAGATGGGCAAAACTTTCGCTCCGCACCGCTAACATCGGGTTGTGGCAATACTACATCGTCCAAAAATTCAGGCACGTACATTCCATATACATCCTCAACTTGGTATTCTGTTCGTAGCCATTCCACAAACTCAAATAATAATTCTTCTTGTTGTTCTCTTGTCATAATATTTTCGTTTTAATCCGTACTGCCACAACCCGTATAACGTTAGGCGAAATGCTACATTACCCTCCGAAATAATCAGAAAGGCTATCAATCTTTTGTAAAAGTTCGTTTGTTTCCCTTTCCACAAGCAATGCAATTAGTTGTTTTCTTGCATCATTAAAGTTCGTATAGTTGTCGGCTTCTTCCATTTTGTTCTCAATGCCTGTTTCAAATAATGGCTTTGAATTGTAATGGTCACAAAATGGAACAAGTGTTTCACCTTTTTTGAACTTTAATAATTTGCATAGTTCATTTGATTGCATAAAGTCAACGAACTTTCTGTATTCGTCATTAGCTTTTCTTTTTGCTCTCTCTTCAATTTTTTGCTGTAATGTTTCTTTTGTCATTTGTCTAAAATTTATCGCACTTCGCCTAACAAGGTATTTGTGCTATTATTTTGGCTATTAAGTTTTGTGCTAAGGTGCAAGTGTCTGTAAGCCAAAATAACAGACACAAATACCCAACCGTTATCCACCATCACCATCCTTATACACTCCTAATTGTATTTCGTGCGGATGATTAGGGTCAACGTAGAACTGAATCGAATCAGCGTTAATCGTGTCGGGAGTATTGCCCTGCTTCATTCGGTACGGGTTGCATTCGTTACACCCAAACGAGGCGTAAAGGATTGCGACGAACAGGAAGCAGAATAACGCTAGGAGGCATCGGTCTGGGTGGCTCATGCTATTTGGTTTTGATGTTACGCGCTCCAATGTACATATCAATGGCCGTAATGATAACATTGTGTATGGTTGTTTCGTCTGCCTTTGCGATCTTGTCTATAACCGCTTTTCGCTTACCTAGTTTAACTGAGGTAGGACTATTTGTATTTTTTTCGTTTGCTTTCATGTGGCAATGTTACGGAATCAAGTAATACCAAACTAATAAAATGTAAAGTATTTTGATAGGGCAAAACAAATGAGCTAGTTTTCAGGGTATTACCGAAAAAAGTGAAATTATTTTACTTGAAATGTTACACGTATCAAAAAAGGTATTACCTTTGGCCTATCAAATCGAAACAACTAAAACCAACCACCATGAAAAACTCAATCAGCGACTTCAGTTTTCAAATCATCGGCTTCGGTCTTTATGCAGTTACTTACACTAGTCCTAAAACTGGCAAGATGTGGGTGAAAATAACTAATGACATGGAGTTGATAGATGCTACTAAGAATAGCTGCATCCCTACTCAAAAGGCTCTGAAACAATTAAAATCATTTGTAAAAAACTAACCAACCATGCCAACCTACCAAACCACATTAGAAATTGAAGTTGAGGTGCTAATTGCCGAAGACATCGTACTTTCCTGCACAGTGCCAGTTGAATGTTACCATTGGGATAACAGTGAAATTGATCCTGAAAGATACGACTCAGAGACTTCATACACAGTCGATAAATACTTTGTAGAACCTGAATGGTTTCACGTAAGATTTCGCGACATTGCAATAGCATCAGCACAACAACAATTTGAAAGAAATATTGACAAATACGAAGAATAACCAACCATGAAAAAGAACAGAACCTTTGAAGACCAAGCCCTCCACGATGTACGCGAGGCAGTTAAAGCACACCACGAGCGTAAAGGATTGAAACTGTCAACATCAGTTTATCCGATCATCACAACCAAAGAAACCTACGCCATCAGAGTAGTTCATAAACCATCCGATCAGATATGGCACTAAACGAGATAGTCGGGGATTACGTTAACACAACGCTTCCCGACAAAATAGAACAGATGCAAATGTGGTACAACTGCATCAATCAAATCTTTGCCACACCAACAGAAAAGCGTCAGGGCGTGTATGGTCAGAAAATCACCAAGAAAGACCTGATCCACGAACGTCAGCAAGTTCTTAACTGGCTAAGAAAAAATGAAAAACATTTGCAGGAGTCAAAACAATAATTACCTTTGCAACAGATGACCGTCAGCATCGAACGAAATTGTGAGCAATCACATTGGTCGTGTTGGCATTCCTGACGGATGTTCGACACGACCTTATTTTTTTAACCAAACACCAAAACCAATGAGTACAGAAAAACAACTAACCGTGCCTGCCGAGATGCAGGTGAAGTCAACAACTGACAACGTATTCCTGAACAAGGAATCGTTTGAACACGCGCAACGTGTCGCGAAGATGCTATCACAGTCTGACCTTGTGCCAGTAACTTTCAAAGCTAAGATTGAGAATTGCCTCATTGCGTTGAACATGGCAGGGCGCATCGGTGCTGACCCGCTAATGGTAATGCAGAACCTTTACATCGTACACGGGAAGCCTGCATGGTCATCTACATTCTTGATTGCAACACTTAACGCATCAGGCAGATTCTCGCCGCTACGTTACGAAGAAAGCGATACGGATGGAGGTAGTTGTCGCGCCGTTGCTACCGATCTAAAGTCTGGTGAGCGTTGCGAAGGTATTTGGGTAACAATGGCGATGGCTAAGGCTGAAGGATGGAGCGAGAAAGCGGGCAGTAAGTGGAAGACAATGCCTCAACTGATGAGACGTTACCGCGCTGCCACATTCTTCACGCGTCAATTTGCTCCTGAAATTTCAATGGGCATTCACACACAGGATGAGGTTGAAGATATTGGGTACACGGTTGTCGATTCAAAGCCGTTGACCGCATCAATTATGGACGAAGAAAATATCACGTCAGATGAGCAATAGCCCTGAGCAAGGTAGCCCTGAATGGTTCGCGATTCGTCGCGGACTATTCACAGGGTCTGAAATCGAAAACATTTGCAAGCCTAAAGGATTGGGTGCAACTGGAGAGACCTACATCTTCGATAAGATTGCGGAGTCACTTACTCCTGCTGAGTTCGATCACAACTTTGAAACTGCCGCTACAAAGTGGGGTACAGATAACGAGCCTTTAGCCGTACACGTTCACGAAAAGCGAAGTAACTCAATGACGGAGGAGATAGGCTTTCAGGTACATAGTGAATTGCCTTATTTGGGCGCATCACCTGACCGCAAAGTCTTCCGTAATGGCAAAGTAGGTGTCCTAGAGACAAAATGTCCCTACGAAGGTAAAAACCACATTAAACACATGATGATTGATAGCGTGGAGCATTTCAAAGCGGAGTTCCCGAAATACTACTGGCAGACCGTTACCGAATTCATCTGCACACCTGATGCGACATTCGTTGACTTCGTTTCCTTTGACCCTCGTATGGCTAAGAAGTACAGATATTTTTGCTTTACATTTACACCGTCCGATGAGGATATAAAATTTCTACTTGACCGCGCTAAACTTGCCCGCTCAAAGTATGACGAAATAATCCAACGCATCAACAAAGCATAATCACAACCACCCGAATGGCGCGTGGAGTTACCAGCGTGTGTGATCAAATTGAACCTTTTGTCTTGGCTCAATATACAACGGTGAGATGTCCCGATTTGGGTGGTTTATCTTAAAACTAAACTAAACGAAATATGAACTACACAGAATTTTTAGAGAGGAAACGACATACGATTGGGGACTTCGGTTTTGAGCCGAATTATATTCCTGATATTGCGTTTGATTTTCAAAAGTACATCATTGAAAAAGCGGTGCGTAAAGGACGTATAGCGGTGTTTGCTGACACTGGATTGGGCAAGACACTCATTCAGCTATCAATCGCAAACAACATCATTAAACATACGAATAAGAATGTTCTAATACTGACACCGTTAGCCGTTGCATTTCAATTTATGTTGGAAGCTGAAAAGTTAGGTATTGATGACATCGAATATTCTAAAGACGGCAAGTTCACTAAGAAAATTGTGATTTGTAATTATGAGCGTTTGCACTATTTCAACGAATCGGATTTTGTTGGGGTTATTCTTGATGAAAGTTCTATCTTAAAAAACTTTGACGGCGCGATTAAATCAAAAGTAACCGCGTTTGTAAAAAAGATTCCGTACCGTTATTTGTCAACTGCGACGCCTTCGCCTAATGACTTTATTGAATTGGGAACAAGTAGTGAGGCATTGGGTTACATGGGTTACATGGATATGCTTACAAAGTTTTTCAAGAACAATCAGAACTCCGTTGATAGTACTAACCGAAACATTGGTGAAAAGTTCTATTTGAAACCACACGCTGAAAAAGATTTCTTCGCATGGGTTAATCAATGGTCAATCATGGTAAAGATGCCGTCTGATATTGGATTCTCAAACGAACGGTACAGACTTCCAAATCTGAATGTGAACAGGCACATAGTAGAAAACCAATCACTAATAGATGTGAATGGTCAGATACAAATGTTCACGCCTATCGCTAAGTCAATGACGGAAGTACGACATGAACAAAAACAGACGGAGGAAAAGCGATGCGAAAAGGCGGTTGAGTTGGCGTCAGGTAAAACGTCTGTATATTGGTGCAACACGAATAACGAAAGTTCAATTCTAAAACATTCAGATTCAGAAGCGGTTGAAATTATCGGAAGTCAATCTATTGATCGCAAAGAAGAAATACTTTTAGCATTTGCAAATGGTGAGATTACCCGACTGATTACAAAAGCTAAAATGACTTCATTCGGTTTGAACTGGCAACATTGCAATCACTCCGTATTTTTCCCAACGTGGTCATACGAACAATACTACCAAGCGATAAGAAGATTTTGGAGGTTCGGACAAACTAAAGACGTTACGATTGACATGGTAATATCGGACGGTCAAACAAGAGTTATCGAAGCATTGGAACAGAAAACACAAAAGGCAATTCAGTTGCACCAATCATTAACCGAAAACGTCAACCGATCATTCACAAACAAAGTAAAAGAGTTTAACAAAGAAATCACACTACCAACATTTATCTAACATGGAAAACAAAGTAAAAGACCAATTCGTTACAGACCGATTCGCTCTGTACAATTCAGATTGTATGTTGGTAATGCCAACGCTACCCGACAACAGTATTGACCTATCTGTTTATTCGCCTCCGTTCGCTGGACTTTACAATTATTCTAGTTCTGAAAATGATTTCAGCAACTGCGAAAACAAAGAACAGTTTTTGGATCAGTACGAATTTCTCATTAAGGAAATTGCAAGAGTAACAAAATCAGGACGTATCAGTGCAGTACACGTTACAGACGTATTCGATAATACCTGTCGCCTTTGGGATTTCCCACACGAGGTAATAAAGTTGCACGAGAAATATGGCTTTGAATATCGTAACCGCATTACAATTTGGAAAGAGCCTCTAAAGGTTCGTATGCGTACAATGGTTCAATCACTCATGCACAAATTTATCGTTGAGGATTCGACAAAATGTTTTACGGCAATGCCTGACTACGTTTTGATCTTCACTAAAAAAGGCGAAAATGAAGTGCCAGTTACTCACCCATTTGGATTGAAACATTATGCTGGTGAAGTTCCGATTTTGCCAAACATTCTACGCGCTTGGAATAATGCGAACGAATCAGACCTTAACGAAGATCAACTTTGGAAGTATCTGAAATCAAAGTTTGACGATCACACAGATCCAAAAAGCAACAAGCTATCGCATTACATCTGGCAGCGTTACGCTTCGTCTGTTTGGGATGACGTGAGAATTGACAACGTACTTCCGTTCCGCGATTCAAAAGAAGAAGACGATGAAAAGCACGTACACCCGTTGCAGTTGGACGTAATTGATCGTATCGTTGAATTGTACTCTAATCCTAACGAAACTGTTTTAACTCCGTTTATGGGCGTTGGTTCGGAAGTTTACAGTCCCGTGTCATTAGGTCGTAAAGCGATTGGAATTGAACTCAAAGATTCGTACTATAAACAAGCGATTGAGAACATGAAGTATTGCGAATCGAGATTTACTGAACAAAAACAGGAAACCCTTTTCTAACCCATTGACTTTCTCGGATTAAGTTTGTATTATTGCAATGTCGACTGAACTCGATGTAACAAAATGGACAACTCAAAACTACATTTTACAATATAGCCTCTCTGCTTACTGAGACACGTGGCGCGTTCATTGCCAGTTCAGACGTGTTGAATTTGCAGGGAGGCTTGATATTTATAGCATGGCTAAATACTCTGATTTGCTACGTGATCCACGTTGGCAGAAAAAACGACTTGAAATACTTCAGCGCGACAACTTTACGTGTAAACATTGCAAGGACACGGAAACAGAACTACACGTGCATCATAATCAGTACAAGGGTAATCCGTGGGAGATTGAATCTGATAATCTAGTAACGCTTTGTAAGCATTGCCACTACTCTATTGAAAAAATACCAGTTGAATACATTGGGATTTGTAAGGTAAAATCAACGTTTGGATTTACAGTAGTAAGAAATACAATTGAAGGTAATTTTATGTTTGTTTTTTTTGATGACAAAGGCGAGTATTCTGGCAATGAATTATTTTCGAATGAGTTGGTTACAGGAATAGTAGAGTTTCACCATAATCAACTTTCTAATGGCTAAAGATTTCGCAGTATTATTCAACATTGAAAAGTGGCTAAAGTCAACCGCTGACATGGACTCTGATGTTCGTGGGTGGTATCTGAACCTATTACTTCACCAGTACGACAAAGATGGACTGCCTAATGACGTTGAAAGGTTAGCAGTAATGGCAGGAGTACGACATTCCGAGTACGCTAAATTTGAACACGTGTTCAAACAAGTGTTTGAACAAAAGTTCATTTGCTCACCCGATGGAAAGCTAAGAAATCCAGTCATGGAAAGTATCATGATGGAGCGTCAAAACTTCAAAAATAGCCGTGAACGTGCTGGTCGTATTTCTTATATTCTAAAGGTTTTCAGGAAGTTACACGGAGATAATGAAGCAATGGAGCGACTTATTAAGGCTCGTTATGATCCTACATGGGACATAAAATCTGAACAAGTGCTTGAACACGTGTTCACTAGTTTGTTTGAACACCTTAGAAGTATAAGTATTAATAATAGTAGTATTAGTAATACTAAGTATTGTACGGAGATTTTTCAAAGTTCAGAAAAGATGCTAAACCTGACACGGGTTTTCAAGGACAATAAAATTAAAACTGAGCAAGAAAACATTCAGCGACTTGTTGGCATATTTGCCACAGAAATTGATGCGAAGGAAGACTTTAAGCCAAACATGAAAGAGTTTATATCACATTTCATATCTTGGGCGAAACTAAACCACGACAAACACAAACCTAAAGTTAGACAAGGATTACAACATGGGTAAAGCAAACGAACTAGCGGCACTGGGAATTCCGATTAAAAAATTTAGCGGAACTACTAAAACCATCTGCCCAAAATGCAGCCACACACGCAAGAAACCAAAAGACCCTTGTTTGTCGGTTGATATTGACAACGGGCTATTCCATTGCCACAATTGCAACTGGAAGGGCGGTGTTTCAATGAAGCCTGAAAAGGTGTACGTTAAACCGATTTGGAACGAAAACCACACAAATCTACCTTTGGAGGTTGTACATTGGTTTAAGAGTCGCGGAATTAAGCAAGAAACGCTAGTGCATTGGAAGATCAGCAGTCAAACCGTATGGATGCCCCAAACGAACGGAAAAGCCCGTACGATCGCGTTTAATTACTTTTGGGGCGGTTCGCTAGTTAATAGCAAATTTCGCACCCGTGAAAAGCATTTCCGAATGGTGAAGGATGCGAAGTTGGTGATGTATGGAATTGACACAGTTACTGACTTTGATCAGCCAGTTGTTATCTGTGAGGGTGAAATGGATGCGCTGAGTATTTGGCAGTCGGGGCATACAAATGTTTTGAGTGTACCGAACGGAGCGACGAAAGGTGGTAATCTTGACTACCTAGACAACTGCTTCGATTTTATGGATCAGATCAAAA